ATTAGGCATCACGATTATTGCTCTTGCTCAGTTGAAAAGAGAAGAATCAGCAAAGACACAACCAACGCTTTCAGACTTAAAAGAAAGCGGTCAGTTAGAGCAGGACGCAGACGTTATTCTATTTCCATTTAGACCAAGTTACTACGAGGACACAAGACCTGAGATTGAAATGGACGCTGAATTAATTATTGCAAAGAACAGACATGGACAATGTGGAGTAGTGCCGATGTCATTTGAAGGACGTTACACACGATATAAAGAAATACTATGAACTACGAATACGAATACATTAAATTAAAAGCAGCACACACCAGGTTAAAAACAACCTACGAGAACAAACTTGAAAGTGCTAAGAGAGAAATCCAAGAGCTAAGACAAATGATCTTAAAGCCTGAGCAGAAAACAAAAAAGGTAGACAAGAACTTTGATGAACTTCTGAGAATAGTTTGTCAAGAGTCCAACGTCATACCAAAAGACTTTTTCTCTCGTTCAAGAAAGCGGGAGTATGTAATTGCAAGAGCCATGTTCTGTTATTTTGCATACAGAGAGTTAAATCAGTCACTAAAGAAAATCGGTCTATATTTAAACCGTGACCACAGTACAGTAATTCACGGCAGAGATATGATAGGCGACTACCTTGACATCAACATGAAGTTTGAGACCGCAATGCATAACAGAATTAAATCACGACTAAATGCGATTCCTGACAATTACCTTGAGGAGGTCTGTAGAATATCTCCATATTTGTCTTAATGATGAAGAAGAAGTCATCTACTATTGGAGAAAGTACACAAAGTTAGGATGGGAGTTGGTATCAGTTGACGAATCACTTACAACAAGAGTAGTGTGGAAACAATATTGATAACTTTGGTCAAATTAAAAAGAAATTTGTTAAATCAAAAAGCCACAAATAATATCGGAGCTGACGCAGTCTACCTGGCTGCGTGAGTTCTGCATAAAGATTGCAGGTGAACTTTCAAGCGACTTATACCAAGAACTATTTGTTATCTTATGCGAGAAGACAGACGAATGGATAGAAGAAAAATACAAGAGCGGATATTGGGAAGGCTTTGTAATTCGCATCTGTTTAAATCAGTATTATGGCAAATACACTAACTTCTCAAAAAACTTTGTCAAACCCATAGGACTATATGACACCGAAGGAGTTGAAATCATAGAAGAGAATGATTCGATGTATAAAGAGGCACTATATAGCACTATTGATGACATTGTAAGTTCTAAAGAATGGTACGAGCAGAAGATTTGGACATTGTACTGTGAAGGCGACAACAAACTTGAAATCAAACCACGATCTGCAAGAAGCATCAGCAGAGCAACCGATATAAGTAGACAGGAAATACTCAGAGTAATTAACACGATTAAAAAAGAAATAAATGAAAGACTTGTTGCAAATTTTGGGGATAGCATCGATGAGCATAATTTGGGTGCGTGAGTTTGGCTACAGATTCAAGAAACCTTTATCATGTGAGTTGTGTCTATCGTTTTGGATTACCTTGTTTTGGTTTCATTCAATCGAGGGTATACCTTTAGCATTTTTAGCAGCAGCAAGTGCAACGATTATAAATAAATACTTATGACACAAGAAGAAATAAACTACATCATTACTGAGATTCAACCACACTTCACTAAGTGGAAGCATAGTGGTTTTATGAGGTTAGCACCAGAGGACTCAGTAAAAGTCAGAGACATCTACTTCAGAGAGATGGGCAGACCGATGCCGACCTGCTCTAATTGTTTTGTAGAGTCACTTTATTCGTTAATTGTAAGAGCAGAAGCACAACAAGAAATACAAGCAGCTACTATTGCAGATGATGAGCAAAAACCAAAAAAAAACAGAAGAACAAGTTAAATTTGCTGAGTACTTAGCACACAACTCTTATGTCTTATACGACATCGTGAGAGGTGTTAGTTATTGGAGCAATGGAAAAGAAACAAAAACAACAAAACAACTTTTAAGGGAATATGAACTCATTCGGAGGACTTTGGAATAATCAGCAATGCTTTGATTACGAAATGCGTAACGGCATCCATTTAGATAATCCATCTTTTGTAAATATGTACGAAGATGTTGTAAATGAAATCACAACTTTGTTGGATATTCAAACACACACAGACTTAGGAGGTGGAGTAGGTGCTTATTGTTTAGCAATGAAGAAGAAAGGCATTAAGACTATTTACTACGACCTGAATGAACACCACTACGAATATGCCCACGAGCGAAATGTTGCTGATGAATATCATATCTGTGATTTTACAACCAAGAAAATAAAGGCAGACTTTGTTAGTTGCATAGAAGTAATGGAGCATATTGAAGATGACAAGTTAAAACCTTTCTTAGCGAATCTAAAGTGCAACTACTTTCACTTTAGTTCAACTCCGCACTATTCTAATTTTGACAAAGAATGGGGACACATCAACATCAAGCCTGTATCACATTGGGTACATCTATTTGAGCAATGTGGATTCACTCTATTACTGGAGATGTCCAAGCCTACAAAGTGGAGTTTATTATTTAAGAAAAAAATGAACTAATAGTACATTATGTTGTTTGAAATTAAATTCGCTGAGTGGATTGCGGAGAATCATTGGACTTGCTGCGATGAACACGACTTCATTTACTATTGGTGTTCTGAAATCAAAGGAATGTCACAGGTACCAACAGATTTACTCTTTGATATTTTTTTAGATGAAAAAGCACGTTAAGACATACTTAGACTATTTCGGTTACGATCAAAGCAGTTGGATTGCCTGTGAGATGTGCGGACAAACAGCAGTTGACATAAACCACATAGACGCACGTGGCATGGGAGGAAGTAAACTAAAAGACAACATCGAAAACTTAATGGCAATGTGCAGAAAGTGTCACATTGATCTTGGAGATAAAAAAGAACACAAAGTCATGATGAAAGTAGTACATCAAGTTAAAATGAACGAACGAAAATGAAAGCAACTATAGAATTTCAACTACCTGAAGACCAGGAACAATACAACTTCGCTAACAAAGGATTTGACTACTTTTGTGTGCTATGCGAAATCGATGAGTTTCTACGTCAAAAAATCAAGTATAGCGAACTTGAACCGAATGAATATGCCTTACTTGAAGACACAAGAGAGCAACTAAGGCAGATGCTTTTTGAAAGAGGAATAAGTCTGTAATTACAAAGTAACTACAAAGTAATGAAAGAGATTCAAGGCAGAAACGGAGGGACTTTAAAAGTACCCGAAAAAGGAGAGACAAACAACCCTAACGGAAGACCTAAAAAGTTCACTACTCTAATGAAAGAGAACGGCTACTCACTTTCTCAGGTTAACGATTCTATTCAGGTCATAATGTCAATGGACGAAAAGCAAATCAAAGACGTGCTTAAAAACGATGAAGCGACTATGCTTGAGAAAACCGTTGCAAAGGCTATCATAAAGAGCTACGAGAAAGGCTCACTCTATTCAATGGATACTTTGCTATCAAGAGTGTACGGCAAACCAAAGGAATCAGTAGAGGCGACAGTAGAAGCAAAAGTAATAAACGTAACACTAAACTTAGATTAATGCACAAAACAACAGTAGAACTATTTGCAATTGCACTTTACGAAGGCGGGTATTTGCAAGGCAATGGAGATGAAATTCAAGAGTTGCTTGAACAACATTTAGAAATGGAGAAGGAAAAATTAGAAGATGCTTGGGTTGAAGGTGTTAAAAATTGGAATCCAAGTAAAAGTTTTGAACAATACTACAACAAAACATACGGAGGTAACAAATGAGCAATAAAGAACTATTAGAAAATTTTATTGAATGGCTTCGTCAACAAGACAGTTTGTATATTTTAAACGAATCCGATGAAATCATTAAAAAATTCTTAAACGAAATAAAAGAAAAATAAACGAAATGGAAACAACTTACTTAGGTAGTGCCTGGTCAGATGACTACGGCTTAAACGTCAGCATCAACATCGAGAAACTAAACGAAGCTATTAAAAGCGGCAAATTAGAAGTAAACAAATACGGTGATGTACGTTTGCGTGTACAAAAACTGAAACAACAGAACGAGAAGAGCAAAGCGACTCACTCTGTTGCAGTGCCAAAGCCAAAAGAACCCTTTTAATGAGAGTAATTTGTCTACTTGACGGAGCAAACGGAGTGTCCTTTCATAGATTGTACACTCCCTATCTTCGTTTACAGCAAGATCACGACATTACCGTAGATGTAAGTCTGAACCACGAAGATTGGCTAAACCTTGACTATCAGCAATACGATTGCGTTATATTCAATCGTTGGTTAGGACGCTATCAGTACAACATACTTCCGCTACTTGCAAAATACAAAGTGCCTTACATCGTTGATCTTGATGACTATTGGGTACTGCCAAAGTACAACCCAGCGTACAAGTTTTATCGTGCCTACATTAAAGACGGAGTTAAGAACGCTTTAACCTATGCCGATGGCGTACAAGTAACGACTCCACAACTTGCTGAAAAGATAAAGGAGTTTTACAAAGGAGATAACATTGCAATAGCTGAAAACGCAGTAGACTTTACACAGCCTCAATGGAACGTAAATAAAGACCATACACCAACGATTGGTTGGGTAGGTGGAATAAGTCACGTTGAAGATATTAAGTTGCTTACAAATCAAATAAGACCTATCTGCGAGAAGTACGGATATAGGTTTATAATGGGTGGTCATCACGAAAATAGTAGAATGTGGGCAGAGATGGAGAAAGCCATTACAGGAGAGAGCCAAAAGAACAGACCGACATGGTTTGAAACAATAGTAGGGACAACACCTGACAAGTACGCTGAGATTTATTCAGAGATTGATATCTGTTTAGCACCGTTGACGGCTCAGACATTTAACCGCTACAAGTCAGAGTTGAAGATAGTTGAGGCTGCTGCGTACAAGCGTCCTATTTTAACGAGCAATGTAGAACCATACACGAACCACAAAAGTAACTTAGGAGTTTTCTTTGTGCAAAATAACAATTGGACTACACCGTTAACTCAACTGATAGAAAGTGGGAAAAGTAAAGAGGTAGGTTTGATAAACTACAACTACTGCAACGAGCATCACAACATCAAAGAGATTAACAAAAAGAGAATAGATTTGTTACAGAAAGTGTGTAGACCATAACGGTGACATCAACAATATGGTATCAATTCGGTGAACCCAACAAGATGATATGCAAATAAACTACAAGCGACCATTTTTAACGAGTTATCAGAAAGCCATCTTAGACAGTCCTGCACGTTACACGATTACGGCAGCGTCAACTAAGACAGGTAAAACTGCGTCTCATATTATTTGGTTGTTTGAACAGAGTTTGGCATTAAAAGAAAACCAAGCGGTTTGGTGGGTTGCTCCTGTTTACCAACAAGCGGAGATTGCATTCAGGAGAATGAAAGCACAGGTGAACTCTCGTGACTTCTTCCAGAGCAATGAATCTAAACTTGTCTTAACTACTCCAATAGGCTCACGGATAGAATTTAAGTCAGCAGAGAAACCTGACAACTTATACGGTGATGACGTCTATGCAGCAGTATTTGACGAGGCAAGTAGAGCAAGAGAGGAATCCTGGTTCGCTTTACGTTCTACGTTGACGGCAACTAAAGGCAAGTGCAAACTAATTGGTAACGTCAAAGGCAAAAAGAATTGGTTTTATAAGTTAGGAGAGAAAGCCAAAGGAGGAGAACCGAACTTAGAGTACTTTAAAATAACCGCTTACGATGCAGCGAAAGAAGGCATCTTAGATGTAGAAGAAATAGAACAGGCAAAGCGTGACTTACCCGACTACGTTTTCAAAGAGTTATACCTTGCTGAACCTGCCGATGACAATTCAAACCCTTTCGGGTACGATAATATAGAAAACTGTATAATTCCTACCCAAACGGGTATAGTTACGGCATACGGCATTGACTTAGCAAAATATACGGATTGGACGGTTATAATTGGACTCAATGAACAAGGTAATGTCTGTCACTTTGAACGCTTTCAAATGGATTGGTCACAGACTATGACAAAGATTTCTAACTTAATCGGAAACACTCCGACCTATTTAGATTCTACTGGTGTTGGTGATCCAATCGTTGAGCAGCTACAACGTAAGCACCCAAGAGTAGTAGGCTTCAAATTTACATCTCAGAGCAAACAACAACTCATTGAAGGCTTGGTGATGGCAGTACAACAAAGGCAAATAGGATTCCCTGACGGTAATATTGCGGATGAAATGCGTAACTTTGAATTTGAATATTCCCGAACAGGAGTAAAATATACCGCACCACAAGGACTGCACGATGACTGCGTAATGTCGTTGGCGTTAGCTTGGGATTGCAAACAACACAACAAAAAAGGATTATTTTTTTATGCTTAACTGGAATAATATTACAATCAAAAAACTACAAGAGATTAACGAGATAGACAAGAACTGCAACGCTATTGAACGTACTGCATGGGTTGTATCTATTCTCACAGAAACGCCCTACGAAGAAGTAGAGCAATGGACACTTGACAAATTAAAGTCAATAGACTTGACATTTCTTCAGGAGATACCAAAGAGCAAATTAAAGTTTACCTTTAAGCACAAAGGCAAACGATATAGACTCGTTAAGACTGCAAAGGAAATGAAGGCTCACCATTTCATCGAATTGCAGGAGTTAATGAAGAAAGATACTATTGAGGTGCTTCCTGAGATAATTGCTTGTTTGTCGTATAGCGTGAATATCTTTGGACGCAAGAAAGAAGATGACTATGAACAGAAAGTAAAAGACTTCGCAGATTTGCCGTTGGTAAACTTTTACAATTATGCGGTTTTTTTTTCTCAACTTTATCCGAAGTTATTAGAGGCTACCCTAATCTATTTGAAGGAGAAGGAAGCGAAGATGAAGGAGATGCTTTCGGATGGCTTGGACTCATTGACCGATTAGCAGGTGGCAAACGTAATGAATGGGATATCATTCTTAACTTGTCATTAAAGGAGTTTTTGAATACTCTTTCGTTCCATATAACGGTAAAACGACAACAACAGAAGAGACTTGAAAAGGCAGCACAACAAGGTTTTGAATCTTATGTTTGTGCTTGTTTAAATGAGTTATTATAATTAAATTTACTACAAGAGTATAGGCGAATAACTTCTCAATAGACATAGAACGCTGACGGCTCGGAAAGACGAGCAACTTTGCCCTGTAGAATAATTGGCAGTTCACCTCACTTTGACTGAGGGCGTTGAGGTTCGAGTCCTCACCGGGCAACGATTGATTTGGGACACTTTGCCGTAAAAATTATTTAAGTATAGATGGCTTTAAGTTTCAAACATCAACCAACATCAGGCACAAGTTTTCTTCCTGCATACAACGACAACATTTATGTCGTTTCGGAATCTGCCTCAGGCACATATTCTCAATTTAACTTTAGATTCAACTGCGTGATTCAGGACTACGGTGGAGGCACACCGTTTTCTATCACAATGCTCAAAGCACCTATTTACTACAATAGTAATAATAAGGGCGTTTTTAACATTGGTCGTGTCCTTGAAAACTATGTTAGCTACGATTGGGACTACAACGATAGTGCAGCAAGTGGCTGCAATAATTCAGTATTTGCTTATACTTCAAAGTTTGGCTACGAGTATAGCACAGGGGCAACATCTCCGATAGTGTTATCTACAGGAGTAACTAACGAATCTGTTAGAAAAGTTTGGAATGCTGCTTTAAGCCCTGAAGAGTTAATGAACTACGCTGAATCTGATTACAGAATGGCAACAGGCTCAACTGCAAACTTCTTAACACACAACCTAAATAAAAGAATTCACATTGATCAAAAAGATTGGATATACGCTCTTCACGCTGGTGTACTTAATAGTTTGGATGTTGTTTTTAGTCCAAGTGGTTCTACGACTATCACTGGAACGGCTCAGGACATTACTCGTTTTCCGATTGGGGCAAACATACCAGGTGGCATACCTATTGGAACAAAGTCCTACACTATCACTCCTAAGAATTCAGCAGGAACTACCGTAGGCAGTCCGTACACAATTACCATTGATGACAGATGTAGCAAGTACTCAACGGTAGATTTATACTTTTTAAATCGTTTAGGGGGTGTTGAATCATTCCGATTTGATATGTTGAGACGACAGAGCGTAAATTACAATCGAAAGTCTTACAATCGAAATCCATACACCTTAGACAACACGGCAATCACTTACACTTACGATGCTGAAAGCCATTGGAAAACTGATTACTACACAGACGAAATAACACGCTTTACTTTAAACTCTAACTTTATTACAGAGGCTGAGGCAGACTGGCTCAAAGAGTTAATCGGCAGTCCTTATGTTTGGATGTATGACGGCACTCTTAAAGCGGTCAACATCAGGACAAGTGAGTACGAAAGAAAATACCACGTTAACGACAAGGTATTTAACTTGACCTTAGAAGTTGAAGTAAGTGCAATGGACAAATCACAACGCAGATGATAGAAATAATAGCGGAAGGCTACCAGTTAGAGGTAGGCGGTGACTTACAGATTCTAATAACTCGCCAAATAGCGGATATCAGAGAGCCTGAAAAGAGAACAAGTGATTGGTCAAAAAGTTTTACTTTACCTGGCACGAAAGTAAATAACAAGTTCTTTAATGCTTTCTTTGAGGTTGGCAAGTCAACCATCGGAAATAATGTTCAGCAGATATCCGATTTCAAGGTAAACAAGAAGGCTCAATGCGTTATCATAGCTCACGGCATGGAGCAACTCAGAGGATTTATAAGATTGACTGAGGTTACGGTAAAAGGAACGAATGACATTGAGTATGTATGCACGGTTCACGGTGAGACTGCTGACCTATTTACCAATATAAAAGACCTTAAACTATCTGACCTTGATTTCAGCGAGTACAACCACGTTTTAAACCGAACCAATGTAATCAATTCTTGGGACACAGAGATTATAGTTGACGGAACAGGAGTAACCTTTGAAAAAGGCAGAGGCTATGTTTATTCTCAAATGTTTCCAAAAAGGGAAACTAAAGGCTACAATTCTAATGAATGGTCTGTTGCTGACCATACGCCATGCCTTTACGCAAAAACCGTAATAGACAAGATTTTTGAAAATCAAGGCTATTCATATACAGGAGATTCTTTTTTCAATAGCGTAAGATTTAAGAACCTAATTATACCTTACACAAACTATGGTTTTAAGGTAAGTGACGCTGACGTAACTGATAGAATGTTTCGTGCTCAGGTTACAGGTGCTACTACTTTAGACACCACAGGACAAAATGTTTTAGGAGATACATTACCAGCTTCTAACGATTCAACAGGAGGCAATTTTGACAACGGTAATAATTACAATCCATCAACTTACAAATACACCGCTCCTGCATCAGCACGTTATGAATTTTATTTGTATTTAGACGCTTCATTTAATATAACTATTGCAGACGATTCAGCAGCTTGGGCAAACTTTGCAGTTGTTGTAGATGGAGTATATACTTCTCAAATTCAGATTTTATCAAAAGTTTTATCTAATCAGGTTGTATTTGATGACACAGGAGTGGGTGCGGCAAATGTAATTGATGGAAAACAAGTAGAAATAAAGTTTACAGGTTGCTATGTTGAAGATCCGTCAACAGGAGGTTTGATATTTCAGCCATCATTAAGTGTAAATAATGGCACTTATTGGTACAATTTAAGCACTTCAACTAACCTTTTTTATAATAAAATAGTTCCTTTTGAAAGTTTCTTTGTAGGTGATTTCACACAAACAGAACTCTTGACAAATTTCATCAAGATGTTTAATCTTTATATTGAGACAACACTTGATTCAAAGACTTTAAGAATTGTTCCTCGTGATGATTTCTATGCTGGTACTGTTGACTATTCCCAAAAGTTAGATTATTCGC